TACCTGCTCTTACACCACTACGAAGTTCACTCATAGCTTCTTCATTTATACGAGGAAGTTTCATATCCCCAGTGGGATTAACAATATTAACACCTTTTGTAGGGCTAGGAACTATTAAAGTAGATGGGTTTGAAAATTCTTCTGTTGTTAAACCGTAACCATTAATACCTTGTTCTTTCTTTTCTATAGCTAAGGCTTGTTTATATTCTTCTGAAGGTTCAAATACTTTAGGTATATTTTTTACTTTTTGTCCTGCTTGTTTTGTACCAGCAACTGCTGCATCTACAGCATCATCAAGTTGAGTTAAACTTTTTGCCCCTGCTGTACCCATAAAAGCATCAGGTAAAGAGTACCAATCTCTTTCAAAACGTCTCTCTTTTTCTTCTGTAGGCATAATTTCTGCTGCAGTACCAATAGCAGCTTTTGCTGCAGCATCTACTAAATCTAAAGCACCTAATCCCATATCTTTAAAGTAATCTACAGCACGTAAATACCCATTGTATAAAGCAGGATCATTAGCATCTGTCTCAGTTACACCAGCATCCATAATCTTTTTCTTAGCATCTTCCCAAGAACTTTTAGCAAACTGTAAAGGATTAAAAGGATCAGGTTTATTTTCAATACCTCCAAAGTACACATTACCATAACGGTCTGTGCTTGAAGGATAAGAAATTTCAAATGGGTCTTCTTCAGCACGTGGTATTGGTATATTTAACTCAAATGCTTTTTGGGTTTGACCTTCTACAGAACCACCGGGATTAAATCCTCTAAGAGTAGGACTACGTTCTTTTGCAGCTTTTTCTGCAGCTTTAAGATTTTTATGAGTGCTTGTTGGTTTTATTATATTATTATCCAACATAATACGTAATTCTTCTTCCTCATAAGAATAACCATTGTGTATTGTTGGTATGTTTATCCAACTACCTTTATATTTAAAAGTAGTAGATTTTTCGGATACCATTTCACCTTCAGGTGTTTTATAGATAGGTCTACCTGCTGTAGATATTTCGTCTGTAAGAACACCTACTTTTTCTTTAACGTCAGTCATTAGCATTAACCTTTAACCTAAGCTGCTTTAAAGCTTGTAATGCATGTATTTGCCCTTGTATTCTATACATTACATGAGATTCATCCGACTGAGAAAACATTTTGTAACTGGCCTGAATGCGTTCATCTAGTTCAGTTTCAAATGCATTCCATGCTTCTGGGTTATTTACTAGTAGTTTTAAACTCACTGCATTGGTCCTTGTCCAGTGTTAGCTGAGAAGCCTTGTTCTCCCGGCTGAGGTGCTGTGCCTGTACCTATAGTACCCCCACCGCTACCTTGAGTATCCTGTACCTGCGCCCCTGCTGGTGGACCCTGTGGGCTTCCTTGTGGTGGTCCTGCTTGTGGTTGAGGTGGTGGTGGATTCTCCGCACGAAACTTTTTAAGTATCTCTGCTTGTACTGCAGCATCACCCATTGAGTTCACCAATTTGTCAGGGTCAAGATCCATAGACTTAGCAATCTCACGCACAATATAATCCATCTTAGCAAAGGGGGCTAGTACAGGGTTTTGTACCACACCAAGGAATTGCATCAGGCGTTGACTACGTACTTCATTAGCCATCAGACTTTCAGTACCACGGGCTTTGACTTCAAGATCACCTTTGATTTCTTCGTCATAATCAAACTGCATGTTGAAGTTAAAGAATGCTTTAGCTAGTGGTGCTAGTAGGTAATCGTCCACATTCTTAACTACATTCCGTATAGAACCATTAGCAGCAGACATGAGCATGCTAATGCCAGAAGCTGTACGTCCGACACCTTGTACTCCTGTCTGACCGTGAGCAAAGCTAGGAAAACCTGTACTCTCGTCTGCTAATACACGTGCTTTATCAAACATCTGCATGTTCTCATTGGATACGTTGGGGAACTTGGTGCCAAAGATAGCTTGTCCCGGCGCCCCGCCTTGGCGACGAAAGACTTTGCCGGGATATACTGAAAGGTCTTGGCCGGGAACTAGGTTAGTCTCATCTACTTCAATCAACATATTACCAGACAGTGCAGCATTGTCAACAGCCATACGCATAAAGCCATTCATTAGTGTCTGTGTGTCATCCATGTTTTCAGCAATGCCTACACCAAATAGGCTGTATGGGCTTACTTCATATGGCACTGCATAATAGGGAATGATAGCAGGAGTGAATGGGTTCATAACTAAACGCAATACCTTACCATTGCATACCCAGATGTTTACACTAACTTGATCCATGTCAGATAGTTCAGAAGGAATGTCTATATCATGTCCTTCAAGAACCTCAGTGTCTACGTTACCCCAGAACTCAAGGACTTCAAAGCGTTCAGCTTTAGATTCCTGAGCATCATCTTCCATAGCTTGCTCCCACCATTCTTTGGTGTAAGACTCACCGTCAGCTATAGCAAGGTCTATAGCATTGCTTCTAAAGAAAGGACGTCTTTTAAGATTACGTATTTGTGTACGTGACATTTTGTGACGTTCTACAACGTACTCAGCCTCATCCATGTTAGCTGCATCAGGGTCAGGGTAGAAGTTCCAAAGAGATACACTAGAAGTTTGTGGGATAGTTTTAATAGTAGGGCTATACTCACCCTCTTCATTCCAATTAGGGTACTCTTTGTCTATAGCAAACGGACCTTTCATTACGCCTGTACCAAACAAGGCGCATTCAAAGGCAGCTACACGTAACTGTTTGTTTGCATTAGATTCATCAAGCTGATCGTGGATTTTCTTCTCCATCTTTTTAGCTGATACCATTGCTGGATGAAATGTAATCTGTGTAGATGTACTACCCACACCTTCTTTAAGTTGGTCCTCTACAGGGGCTAGGCTATTCTTTAGACCAGCTAGACGTTCTTTAAGATCAGTCATAGTCTCGCCGGGAAGTAGCTTAGTATCTTCTGGGCTTGGACCTTGTGCTTTCTTTATCTCATCATTAGATTCAAAGTGTACAGACTCAGCCACACCTTCAGGCAGTACGGTAGGGTCTACAGTGATTGGAAACTTATTGTTGCCAAAGAGTACCTCAATGATTTGACCATAGGCTGCAAGGACTTTAGTCTTAGTTACTTTGACAAAGACTTGGGATTTTTCTGTAGAAGTAAACTGTACATCAGGACCATAGAGGCCACGGTAGTTACGGTAAGCTTGTATCCAACGTGTTTCTTCTGTTTCTCTAGCGTCAGATGCTTTCTTATAGTGTTTCTGTACAAGGCCTACAATACTACCTGCAAGAGGATCACTATAAGTATCTTCTTTCATGTCATCTAAAGAGGTAGCCTCTTCAACATCCATGCCCATGCTTTCTTCAAATTCGTCCATAGTGTATCCTTAATAACCGAAGGTTGGGTCACTTGCTTGAAACCCTGATCGTTGTGTTGCAGGGTCAAAATCAAACAGACTGCTTCGTGGTCTTGTCATAACCCCATACCTGAGTGCATCGTATAGGTGATCTTCTGAGTGTGTGTCTACGTCTTCAGGGTTATTCTTATCCAGAGGTAGTGCTGGTATTTGTGAGATAGTATTGCTACAAGTATTAAAAAAGACTAGCCTTGGTTCTTCTGTAAACTCATCTACTTGTAATCGTCTGTGTATCTCATTCTTACCTGCAACCCTTGAACCTCTGGACCTGTCAGCAGGTCTCCACCTGCAGCCTCGCATAATCATTTGTTCAGCTAGGCTTGGACCAGTATCCCCACGTTTATGCCAGAGAGATGAGTCAAGGACTCCGTAGCGTATCTTCTCTCCATCCTCTGCTTCTAGTATCATGTCAGCTAGGTCAGTAGCTATAACCTTTGAGCAATACATTTCCCTGTAAATAATCAGTTGTTCATCAGGAGCTACAGCAAACCAAACAACCCCTGAGTAAGAACCGTACCCGTAGTCACATGCTCTAAACCTTGCCCAGCCACTGGGTATCTCAAAAGGTTCTATGACGTGTACTTGTCTATTCCACTCAGGGAAAGCAGCACCTTCATTTACATCCCAGTTACCTTCAAGTAGTTGCTTACGTTGATGCTCTGGTAGTGATAGTAGGTTAGCTTCATATAATCCATCATCAGCTAGGTACGGGTTATCAAATAGAGTAGCAGGAATAAACCTGCGTTTAAACAACGGCTGACCTTCTTTTGTGTGACCTTTAGGCCAAGCAATGACCTCTCCCGTTTCCATGTCAGTAGCATTAAAGCTAGTATTATGTGGGGCTGGGTCTACAAAAGTTTTTTTAACCCACTGATGACCTGCTCCACCGGGGTTAGTAGTACCCCTTTGATATAAACCTAGACCACTATTCTTAGTAGTACGTAGGCGTGATCTCATATAGTTCCAAGGATAAGGGCTAGGCCATTGTGTAAGTTCATCAAAACCAATCCAGTTAAAAGCTTGTCCTTGGTATCTTTGTACATCATCGTCCCTATCTAGATATGAAAGCCAAAGAGTAGCACCGCTTGGAGCTACCCACGTCTTATCACGTTCCATAAACTTAATCCCGGGGATTGCTCTTGGGTAGAGCTGTTTGGAGACTGAGATAAGTTCTCTGAGTTCTTCTGTGCTTCTCCGTACCAACAGCATAGAAGATAGTGGATTATTAAAATACCTAACAGGATCGGCCAACATAGCAAAAGACTTACCACCACCAGCCGCCCCACCATATAGTACCTCTTGTTCTGATGCTGAAAGAAAGTCTGTCTGAGGGCCGGGATTAGGCTCAAAGATAACGTCTTGAGCTTTTTCTACATCAATCGGCTCTGGCTTCACTCTCGCTGGAACTGGTTGAAGCTCTGGCTCCGATACGATTTCTTTCGAGGGTTTCCGCTTTTGCCGCCGCTTCTTTGTAGCGTTCAGCGTAATAGCGTTGCGTTGAAGCTTCTGCTTTACGTTTTCGTTCAAGTTTAACTCTCTTCATTAGACCTACGTGAGAGATGTATCTACCTGACTTCTCACTCAACCAGTTGGCTACATCTCTGTAGCTGTATTGCTTTAGATACTTCTTAGCTTCTTCTAAAGCTTCTAGCTCT